TATATGTCCAATCCATTACCTAGTCGATAAATGGAAATAGCCAGCGCCGGTGGACTGCCCGAAGGAAGACAGCCACCGACACTGACTACATCTATGAACCAGCCGAAGCCGATTATGCGTTTGCGGTCAAGTAACCCTGACGTGAACGGTTTGAACAGGTCAATTCACCAAATGCCAAGACCAGCGCGTAGCGGGCGTCAATGCCTGCAACGGTGCCGCTCTGGAAGTCTGTGGTGTTGAACCAGTGACCATTCATACCAACGAGCTTGAGGTACTTCGTATTGAGGAAGTACATCGGTGCTGCGGAGGCGTCTGCTGCCAAAGCAAGGTCAAACACAAGTGGCGTCTGCTTGAACATCAAGTTCTGGAAGCCTGCGTTTGCCTTTGCAACGTCCTGATAACGAACGTTTTGGGTCAACAGCGACTCGTACTTTGAGAACAAGTCTTCGTTGGTCACGATGATGTCTGGAACGTCATTGCCCTTGGAAGCGTTGTTGTACACCTTGCCCATGTCAGCAAGTGACAGGGTTGATGCCGTAACGTCCTGGTATGGGTTCCACCAAGTGTTTGCTGAAGCGTCAATGCCACCAACAGTGTTGTTGACGGTAGCAACGATGTTGCCAAGACCGTTAAAGTCTTTGTTTCCGTTGCCAGTGCCATCGCTGTAAAGCATGCCGTTGAGGTCAGACTTAACCGACATTTCAGCTTGCATGATTTTTGCGTTGAGCAACTTGATGATTGCTTCGGTTCCACGGTTCTGTGCTTCTTCGATACCGCTGATAGCAATAGAGGCAGCCATCTGCTTCCATTGGTAGTTAGCAGCCGAGATGCCGTCCTGTGGGGTGAGGTCAATTGCGTCGTAACCGCTGTACGAGCTGGCAGTGCCGTTGACTGCGTACATGAGTGGTTCAACAATCGAGGTGCCGCCTTCTTCCATCTGAACTCTGCCTTTTGAGTTCATGTGGTTCAGAAGGACTAGGTCCTTGAAGATGTTGTCTACCAGCGTTGGCTGATAGTTCTGCAACGTAGTTGACAGAATTGCATTAAAGTCCGGATTGCCGGCCATGATTTTCTCCTATTTGAGGTTTGGGTTTAGTTTCCGAGCTGGCGTTGTGCCTGCTCAAAAGCTTCGAATACGGTTTTTGGTGGAGCAGATGGAGGTGCCGTTGTCCCTTTAGATGTAGATGCGCTTGACACAATTCCTGCGCCACGCTTCGCTTCCAGCCTCTCTTGCTCCTTGGCCAACTTTTTGTTGGCTTCAGATGCTTTGGAATACACCTTGTCAAAGGCAACCTGTTTAAAGATTGCTTCTAAATCGGTGGCTCCCGTAGCGAGGGCCTTGGCTACAACTTCATCTGCATTGAAATCGTCACCATACTTGCTCTGCAGAGTATCAATGGTCCTGGTTAGTTCGTCCATTGCCCTTTGTTGTTCAAAAGACGATAAACGCTTTTCCATTTCCTTCAAAGACTTCTCAGTTGGGTCTTGCCACAAATCCTCTTCAGGCTCTGCAACTACTCCGTACTGTTCTTGAAGTAAGCGCAATGTGTTCGCTGGGTCGTTTTGCAGGGCTTCCTGTAACGCAGCAGCGTATTCAATGCTCTTTCTCTGTTCGCTGAGTTCCTGTGTCTTACGGGTATAATCCGCTTGACGCTGGTATCCAGCAAGAGCCTCCTTAACTGGAACTAAAACTTCTTCACCATCCACTTGGAGTTTGACGAACTTGTCGCCTACCTCTGTGTAATCAAAGAGTTCTTGTTCTACTTTTGGAGTTTCTACTTCAGCATCAACTGCTTCGGAAACCTGTCCCTCAACGGGGGTAACCTGGTCATCTGTGGCGTCAGTAATTTCTATGTCACTCATTGGAGTCCGTCCTTCTGGGTTGTTCCATGTGGAAATATTTAATTCCCTATATAGATGTTAATTCCATTACATAGGGGGTTGTTGTTGCCCCTGCGCAAGCAATAATTGCAAGATTTCAGGCGGTAAGCCCTCTAGTCCTGCGGGTCCTTGTGGTGGTAATTCCTGTGGCAGCATGCCTTCTGGAGGCATACCCTCCATACCCGGTGGCATACCTTCCATCCCTAGTGGCATGCCTTCTGGCGCCATTTCCTCTGGAGGTGGAGGAGGTGCTTGCAAGAACTGTGCAGCATTTTTTACCCCAAAGCCAGTAGTAAGCACGTATTCAGCCAACTTTGACATGTTGACAAGGCCGGCTTGGGCAAATGGTTGCATTGCTGAAACTATCTGAAGTGCCATGTCTCGACGGAAAGCCTCGTTGCGAGGAGCAGTTGAGCCAGCCTCCACGCTGTAATCAAACTCACCAGCAATGTAGTCACGGTCAAAGGTCAACCAGACTGGGGCTGATTCTGTGCCAACGATACGAACTGTCTGTTCTCCAGTCAGGTATTGCTGGGCAAGCATGATGAGGTTGGCTGCACAACGAGCAATGGCGTTCTCAATGTTGACCAACTTCTCGGCAACACGAGCGTTCCCTGCTTCAGCAATGATTGATGCTTCACGGGCCGTTCTCGTAGTCTCTGGAATAGCACCACGCTGGTACTCAGAAACACCAGACACACGGTCAATGTCGTTCTGAATGAGAGCCGACTGGTTATAGAACTCTGGTGGGTTAATCAATGCAGGCATTGGGACAACCACGTTGTTTAAGTTCTCGGAGCCCTTAACCGGGACGATTACGTTGTCATCATCTGAAGCGAGCATCTGGCGACCAAAGTCGTCAAAGGCAGACTCAAGAGCAAGCCACTTACGGCTGTAGCGCTTTCTGTGGTTCATCATCTGTGTACGGGTTTCGTTCAATTCGTACTGCAATGGCTCGATGGCTTCTAGTTCACCCATTGGGTAAAAGAAACCAGGGATGTCGTAGTTGCGCAACATAAAGAATGGATGACCAAATACATAAGGCATCTTGATTGGCTTGATTAAGAACTTGTCTCCAGAGTCAGAGAACACGGACATCTCGCCTGTGTTGATGTCGTAGTACTCATAGATGTCGGCATATGAATCTTCTTGACCAGAAATTTCTGTTGTATAAAAGTTTGGAGTTGTTCCTGCATCCCCATAACGATTGTACGAAGATGGGCCAACATCTTTGCGGGCAGAATAATCGTATCGCTGGTCGTTCTTAATATCTTTTACTGTGCGACGAGTTCTCTGAGCAATCCACCGTGCATTATCCATTGATGTTGCATCTGGGTCAACATACATATCAAATGGGTCAACGCGCTCAAGGAATGGTCGGTCTTCTCTAATAATGAAATCTGACTCAACATCGTCTGCTGGTTTACTTGGGTCGGCTGCTTCGTCTGCACTGTCTTCAATGTCTTTTGTTTTTTCTTCTTCAACAAAACGATAACCCGTCTTCACCCAACCGTGACCAAGAATCAAATAGTCCTTAACGGCTAGTTGAAACTGTGGTTGGCATTCGTAATGTTGCCACCAGTAGTTAATGATTGATTCAGTAACAACGGCTTTGTCGCCATCTTCAGGGCGGCGTGGATTCACATTAATCTTTGGACGACCAATAGCAACTGATGGTGCAAGGGTGTTAATCGTGGAGAAAGCAATGTTTACAAGGAGTCTGTCTCCTACTGCCTGACCACGGTACTGACGGCCACGGTAGAGGTTAATCATCCGTTGCCAGAGATTGTCGTAACTTTCGTTCTTGCGCCAGTTACGTGCGTAATCTAAACGCTTCCTATAACTTGAAAGTCTGTCTGCATTTGATTGACGAGCCATTTAACAATCCCACTTCTTTAGAGCCAGAGCCTTGCGGGTTGGCTTTCCTTTTGAGTCCTTCATCGGTCCTGGATTACCACTCATGCGAGCACAGAATGATTTGCGTCGAGCAGCATCTTTTGGTGATGCCTTAGCTTGCTTTGCCGACACAGGTGGTTTAAGAGTTCCACCAGTCTCTGCCTTATAAGAAGCACGACCTTTAGCATTCAACCCGCCCTCTGGGTTTTTGCCCTCTTTGCGAGTCCACGCTGCGCTTTTATACGCTTGTGAAACGGTCGGTTTCTTATTTGCCATTATTTCTTTTTCTTCTTTGCTGCATTCATGTTGTCAACAAGATTTGGATATGGACGGCCAGCAGATTTAGCCGAAGCTTTCGCTTTAGCTTTCTGCGCTGCAGTCAATGGAGTTGATTTCTTTTTAGGATTCTTAGTATCCCAAACAGGAGTTGTTGTTGATTTCATATTTCCGTACGACGGATTCCCCTTCATTATCGCTGAATGCTTGTGGTCAAAATATCCACCACTGCGGTTCCAGATGTAAATGAAGTCATCTTGACTCGCAAGAATTTTGCATGAAACAAATTCGTTCCCATATAAAACATGCCATTAGTGGTTGTTGTTGCTACCAGCACCGCAAGTGATACTTGAGTTGATTCTTTGGCAACGGTTGACACAAAGTTTGTTCCATCATTGGATGCTTGAAAGGTAATTGTACCTACCCATGTTCCAGTAATTTGAATTGCTACGTTGTCTGTATATGTTAAATCAAGTTCAACATAATCAGCAGCGCTAGTTAATGAATCTTGCGTTATGACTGGGTTAATCATGGTTATTCCGCTTCCATTTCTGCTTTGGAGCTACTTGTGTTAGAAGGTGATTTCTTTTGGAACTTATTCTTCTTGTCCCAAGTTCCACGGGCTTTTTGTCTTGCAGCTTTTTCTGCAGCACTACGAGGCTTGCCTGCAGCTGCTGGTTTGATTCCAAGTCTGTCAAGTTGTTTTTGAACATAATCACGGCGTTCTGATTCTCTTGAAACTTGCTTGAGCTTTGTGTATGGCTTTGCTTTTGAACTAGTTGTTGTTGTCGTAGCAGTAGGTGCATCCACTGTTGCAAGAGTTTTAATTATTCCTCTTCCAGATTTTGGTGGGTTTGCAGGGGCTATTGCTGGTGTTTTTGTTACAGTTGTTGCTTTGGGTTTTGAATTGCCAGACACTCCACCTTCAGCAAACCATTTAACAATTGCTTTTGGCCCCGACATAAACGCTGCACGGTTTGCGGCAGCAGACCCTGGTGATGGCGGTTTCGGCACTGTTTTTTCTGCAGACTTATATGCTTCTGCCATTGAGGGCTTTTGACCTGGTGGATACTTTTTGGATGCCATTATTTTTTGTCCTTGCTCTTAGGCTTTGGTTTTGGTTTTTCTTTTGGCTTCTGGTACTTTGCCGCTTTGAGGGCGTCCTTCTTTGCTTGCTTTTCAGCAGGCACATCTATTTTCTTTGCAGCTTTGACAGGCTTAATGTTCATATAAGCAGATTCTCTGATTCTCTTTTTCATATCAGCTCTTTCCTTGCCGGAACCTTCTCTATCTCTCCGGCTTTAAACCGAGGAGAATCTTCTATTTCTCGTTGACGCTCACGAACTGTTGGACCGTGAAACTCTTCTTGTCCGTAAGTAAAACCTAATCGGACGTTTTTAACGTGACATTTAAAGCAAAGTTCTCTTTTTATGTCACTTTCTGCTTCAATTGGCTTTGAACATGTCGAACACTGCATATATCTCCTATAAAGAACTCCAAACCATTACCTAGTCTAGTACGAAGAAAACTCCCCAATAAGATAGCGGTCTTTTTCCTTTTGGGGTTTCTTGAGTTTTGACGCAAAGTAGTTCAGGGTCCCAAACGGGGCATCACTCTTTGGTCGGTATTCTGGCAGCCAAACGTACTTGAGCATCTGGTTGGCAATAGCCAGACTCATAACTCTGTCGTCATGTGGCGAGCCATGCATGGAGCCGTTGTCGTCCCGGACAAAGGTCTTGAGTTCAGCAATGGTGTACTCGCACATAATCTGCAACACCCCATCTCTAATATTGGCGCTGAGTTCGTCAATGGCTAACGGTTTCGTCAGAGAGGTCGTTCTCCAACCAAGTTGTTCGGTTTGCTCTGGATTGCGCTGGTTCAAACGGCGCTGGCGATACAAGTTGCTGTAATTTGCACGGTTTAGGGCCGTAAGGGTGGTTAGACCGTGGTTGTTTGATTCCACGCCCACCAATGCTTCGTTGTAGAAATGACCCAAGGCATACAAGACATCTTCACCAAATTTGTCCGGGTCAATATGTCCGTGCCAATGGGCAACAATAACTCCAGATTTAGCGTCAATTACGTGGGCTGTTGAATAGTCGCCACGAGCCAATCCTTCCGCAACGTCTGCTCCAATTGCATACACGGCACCGAATTCCGGCAATTTCCATATAGACAAAGGACCACCAGATGACTCAAACATGTAGGAGTTTCTGACATCCGATGCCTTCTTGTTGAACCCTGACTTGGGGCGTTCTGTCTCAAAGCGATTTAGAGAGTCAATATCAAAGACTGGACGACCAGAACGGATAAAGGCTTCTTCTGGGTTTGACGGGTACTCCTGGTGCAACTGC